AACGGGTTAATCTTAATGAGAGATCAACGTGACGAAGCTAATGTTCGTATTATGGCTATGTCAAAGAAATTGATTGTACCACCTGAATTAGAGTATACAGCAAAGGCTACTGTTAGTTCTAACGGTCCAGCAGGCGAATTGTCAAACGACACAAACACAGTGCCGCGCTTGGATATTTGTGTATTGGACTATTTATCAAGTTCAACAGCTTGGTATTTACAAGCGAGTAACTTTGACAATCTAATGTTTATGTGGAGAGAGAAAGCTTTCTTTGATTCTGAAAAGATTCAGAAAACAGTCGACTACTTCATGTACGGATATACTAGATTTGCTCAAGGTTATGTGGATTTTAGAGGTCTTGTGGGAAGTACAGGAGAGTAATTGATCTGAGGGGGATTATATTCCCCCTATCTTATTTAAGGAGGGATAAATATGGGTCAATACGCTAGACATTTTGGATATAAATACTCTCACTTTGGAGAGGACACAAAAGGGCATGATGTAAAAGCTTTTGGAGATACCACTGGAAAATATTTTTTGTGGGATGCCGATATTAACACTTTTACTATTAGGGGTATTACAAAAATTTTCAATCGCCCGACAACTGATGTTTTTGCAGTACAGGTAAAATCAGAGTTTACCGACACGGACGCTGGACATAATTGTCTTGAAGTTACTGCTGATTGGAAAGCTAACGGAGCCACAGGTGGTGGAAATACTGCTGTTCAGGGTGTATCAAGGCTTGCATCCACCTTTACAATGACTGGTGGTTCTATAATTGGTACTTACGGACAAGTAGCTAATAATGGTACAGTAAACGGTTCTGGTATTATGATGGCTGGGCTTTATGGTTTAATCGAAGATGGAGGAACCTACACATCAGTATCACACTTATCATCTGCATGGTTGGACTCTCATTTAGATCAAGCAGTATCAGCCGGAGAAGTAGAATTTCTTTATATGAGCAATAATGGAGATACTACATTTGACCAGGCAATATACGTATATGCAGGAAACAAGATAACTAATTTGTTAAACATTAATACAGCAAGTGGTATGTTATCAGACAATACCGCTGGGGGTAGTACATTAAACTTCACCAATTATCGGACAATAAAAATTGTCTTGGAAGGTGAAACTTATTACCTTTTAGCTGCCAAAACTATAGCTTAAAGTTTGGAGAGGGAAACCTCTCCTTTTAAATTTAAGGAGGACTTATGTTAAAAATTGTTCAAAAACAAAAACAAGAACTTATTATTGGATTGGCTGATTTGTTTATAAAGAAAGAAAGCGTCAAAAAGCAAATAGATGCTCAACGAGTTGCTATAGAACAATGTAATGTTTTAATTAAAGAGATGGAAGAAGAACTAAATAAGGAGGGTTAGTCCCCTCCAATTTCTTTTAAAGGAAGTGAATAGATGAATACAGTGCAGGAATTACAATCAACCGTAATAGCTAAAGATACAAAGGATAACGCAACAACTACAGCGACAGCAAGTGCATCAACTAACGGTAGTAGATATCACATAACAGGGGTAGACGCTTCCTTTTCTACAAGCACTACAAGTGGATTGTTACAACTTAAAGATGATACAACCGTAATTTGGGAAGGATACGTTCATGGTGGATTAAATATAAGCTTTTCATCATCAATAATTGGCACACCTAACAAAGCTTTTAGTGCAGTATTAGCAGCTAGCGGCACAGGTGGAGTAATAGGCAAAGTTAACGTAAGAGGATACCTAATTTAGGATGGTGAGAATATGCCGACAGTAAACGCATTAACAAGCGGAAATATAACAAACGCTACAGTTAACAAACAAACTTGGGGCGGAGTAATCTACAATGTAAAAGCATATGGAGCATTAGGGGACGGGACAACAGACGACACAACAGCTATTCAATCCACTATTGATATAGTAATATTAGCAGGAGCTCAAGATGTATACTTTCCTGCTGGTAGTTATATAGCATCAGGATTAACTAATACAGATTTGGTCAATTTTGTTGGTGATGGTGCTAATTTTATAGATGATACTTATTATATATTCCCTTATGGGACACAGGCAAAATCTCAAAAATTAGGACACGGACAAAATTCGGGAAATGTTTTTATATCTACTAATGGAACAAAAAAGCAAATAGGTGTAGATCATACAGTTTTAATGCAAACAACAGGTGTAGCTACTACCCAAGATGGAATTGACTATGATAAATTGTGGGGGTTTAACACTTTAATATCTAAATGGATTGATACTCCCGATTCTTACGTCGTCGGAATAGAATCCTCAATAGCGAACGAAACAACCAACGAAGCAGGAGTTATTGGAGTGCTTTCCTCTTACGTTGGTATGAATAACGGTGGCACATCAGCATTTGAATCAACAGGTAATACCCCAGGGTGGTTGTACGGGTTAAAGATTGACGGAATAAAAACTACTGGAACAGGAATAAAATTGTATGATGCAGTTTCTAGTAGTGGTGGTATGGACGCTGGAATTGACTTTTCGGCTGTAAGTTCATATACGAAAGGTGCTATATTGTTAGGAAACACACACGAAATAAGAGCAAAAGATAGTGGTGGTATAACACATCCATTAGTATCAACAACCGTAACTGATGATATAATATTCGGAAACAATATGGGTGGAAGTGGGAATACTATAGTAAGGGCAGCGGGGACATCTGTAGCATTACAAACAAAAGGTGGAGCTAATAGATTAGTAACGGATGAAAATGCAACAAATGGAGTGCTTTTATTCGTGAATAGCGCGTTAAAGCGTGTAGAAGTAGGGGCTACAGATAGTGGAGGAACAGGATATCGTATGCTAAGAGTAACAAATTAGGAGGATAATATGAAATATACAAAAGAAGAACTACAAATAATTTATCAATCTCTATGTGAAGTTAATGTAAAAGGACAAATTGTAGAAATGTTCGCTGAAATAAAAAGAAAAGTTAAAGAAGATTTTGAAAATTATGGACAACCTAAAAAATAATATTTTAAAACCCCCTATTTTTTGGTACTATATACATAATTAAATTAAATGGGGGAAATTAAAATGAATGAAGTTTCTGAAATTATTTTGCACGTTGGTTTGCATAAAACAGGGACATCAAGTATCCAAGAAACATTATTTTTAAATGAAAATAATAAAATTTTAAAAAATCATGGTTTTTTATATCCAAAAAATTGGGTTCCTAATCATTCTATTCCTGTATATAGTGCATTTTGCGATAATCCTGAAAAATATCATGCGAATATTAAACTTGGATATAATTTATCTGAAATTGAAGAAATAAATAAAAATTATTTAATTAAATTAGAGAAAGAGATAAAAGAAAACAAATTATCTAAATTAATTATTTCTGGTGAAGATATTTCGTTACTTTCAATTAAAAATTTATACGCTTTAAAAGAATATTTGAAATCAATAAGTAAATCAAAAATAAAAATTATTTTTCATGTAAGGAATTCATTATCATTAAGTATTAGTACTATTCAAGAAAAAATTAAAAGTGGAGAAGTATATAAAAGTGCATTTTTAAAAGTAAATGATAAAATTAAAAATATTTTTAAGAATGATATAAGTAAATTTTCACAAGTGTTTGGGGAAAAATCAATAAATATATTTTCTTTTGAAGATGTTATTAAACATGAGTTTGGTCCAGTTGGACATTTTTTATCAATAGTTGGTTTTGAAAATGAAATAATAAAAGAATTTAATATTGTTCGTTCTAATGAGAGCATTTCACTAATAGGTGGGGATATGCTATCATTTATTAATGAAAGAGCGTCAATGTTTGTAGATGGAAAGTTAAATAAAAATAGAACAAATGGTGATTTTTTATTTTTTTTAAAAATTAATGGAATAAAATACGACATATCATATAATGATAAATTGAAATTACTTGAAAATAGTCAAGAAGATGTCAAATGGTTAAAAGAAAATTGGGGAATAGATTATTCAAATATTACTATTGAACAAAAAGAATTATACTATGAATTTACCGAGAAAATAATTAATGATATAAAAGAAATATATCCCGAATTATCAATAACACTAAAAGGATTATTAATAGAATATCTTGAAAATAAACTAGCAACTAATCCTAATCTATTAAAATTATTAAATGGATTTAAAATACTTTATCAAGAAGATTTAAAAATTAGTATAGATGACATTAAAAGTAAATTCACCATTTACAAGTTGAATAATAAACCCATCGAAGTATCTCAACATGTAAAAGTTTTAGAAAAAAAGTTTGATTTTTGGTATATAGAATCATCTGGAAACGATCCACATTTTATTATTCCTGAATTTAACGAAATTGATGGAGAAATTTATATCAAAATCGAAATAACAGCATCAACCAATGCAGGTTTACAATTATTTTATATATCTGACAATAACAATTTTGATATTAATCATTGTTTAACTAGGGAAATACAAAAAGGTTATAACGAAATAATCTTAAAACTGCAAGAAAAAGAACCTATAAAATCTCTTAGACTTGACCCAGCAAATGCAGAAGGAATTTATTTATTACATTCATTTGAAGTTAGAAAATAAGCACTCATAGAAGTTAGAAAATAGCACCCTCAAGGGTGTTTTTTCTTTTAGAAAGAAGGTGGTTAAAATACCTACAGTACAACAATTACTAGATGATATCAATGACAGATATAGAAACACTTTTACCGATACCCAAAAAGTACGGTGGATGAATCGCGTACAAGAGCAGATATTCCAATATGTTCCTCACGAATCCCCACCGTTCACTTTTACAACGGTCGCTGAAACGTCATATTATGCACTTCCTAGCGATTGTGAACCACAGTTGATTAAATACCTTACTATCGAGAGAAAAGCAACCACAGACGATTTCAAACAGTTGACATATAAACAACCAGAGGAAACGGTCGGAGAAAACGAAGAATTCTATACGATAGTAAATGATTTAATTTACATCAATCCAAAGCCTACATCAACAACAGAAGGCAAGGACGTATATTTATATTACAACAAAAAACCTGCTGAAATATCAACGTCTGGCCTATCTGCTACTCCTGACCTAGAGGAAAACTTTCATGAATTACTAGTTTATGGTGTGCTTGAGAGGGTATGTGCAGCTAGAAAAGATTCAATAATGAAATCTAATTACGCATCAGATTTTGAATTTTTGTTTAATAGATATCAAAAAATCTATAAAAATACTAAAGCAGAATTTGTCAGAACAATAGACAGACTTCCAAAGCGTGGTATATCTCGTAGGCGTGGACATACAGTCGGATCTATAACAAATACTTTAAGTTAGTTGGTGATTAAATGGGAACAACATGGAGAACATTACCTGGTCAATTGAACCAACGACAAGAAAATAAATTTGATGGTGGACTAAATAAAGGATTTTCACCTTTTGATATTGGAAGCAATCAAAGTGTATCTGAAAAAGGTTTAGATACAGATAATTTCCCTGCATTAACATCATTTAAACGTCCTAGTGTCTATGGTGCAACAGGTAGTGTTCAGACTAACTTACTTACTAATTTTAAAAATACACACTTAGTTAGAGCGGTAGGGACAGCTTTACAATATGACAATAGTGGAACATGGACAGCAATAGCAGGGACATTTACTAACACTGATTGGGATTCAACTAATTTCAACGACAAATTAATTATAACAAATGGCACAGACAACGTTAAACAATGGAACGGGTCAGTGTTAAGTGACTTAAGCGTAAACGCTCCAAAAGGCAAATATATAGCAAGTGACGATTTAAGAGTATGGATAGCCAAAGATGACGCTATTTACTATTCAGCTTTTTTAGATGAAACCGATTGGCTAACAGCCGAGAATAGTGGTATTGTTCAATACTACACACCAAGAGGTGGAAATATAACAGCCTTAGTATCATTTCTTGATGATATAGTTATATTTAAAAAGGATTCCATGGGCCAAATCATGGGCGACAATTACTATGATTACACTTTAGTCAATGTAAGTAATGACATAGGGTGTGTGTCCTTTAAAACAGTCCAAGAGGTAGGAGATACATTGTTTTGGTTAGGGCAGAATGATGTTTATGCTTACCGTGGAGGAAAACCGTCCCCAATAGGTCAACCAATTAGAGATTATTTAGACGATATAAACACTGCACAGCTATCCAAATGTTTTGGGGGTACTGATGGTATCAAATATTATTTAGGACTTGTCACAGGGGCAAATACAGAGCCTAACGTCCTTTTAATTTACGACCCACGTTATCAAATATGGAGAGTAGCAAGCTTAGACGATAACTACAGGTATTCAGCAGTATTAAATAATGTTTGGTACGTCGGAAACTCAACAGGGCAAACATATAAAATGCGTCAAACATATACAGGCTCAACCTTTGAAATTGTATCAAAGCCTTTTGATGAAGGGATTCCAGAAGCAGAAAAAGAGTATTACGAAATGCACATCCAAGGTTATCTACCAGCAGGCTCAACAATGACAATCTATGTATCAACAAGGGATAGAGATTTAGATGACGGTAGTGATTGGGTAGAGATAGATACTATAACAGCATCAACACTAGCACAAAGCGAGGATATTATTATTCCCTTGGATACTGTACCTTTGGCGAAATGGTTTAGATATAAAATAAGTGGAACAGGTGAGGTTGAAATCTATCAAGTACAAAGATACTTTAGAATCCAACCTACACAACATTAGAAGGTGAAAATATGACAACTCCTAATTTTGGTGGCGGACTTGGTGAAAAACCTACCTTAGAAGGATTAGCAGACTATATATATAGGTTAGAAAGACAACTAAAATTTGTCTTGCAAAACCTTGATTATAAAAACATCCGTGAAATCAATGCTGATATTATTAATGTACAAGGCGAAAAGTCAGGGGTAACAATTGGACCACTAAGCGACGGTACTTATGGCGTAGAAGTCAAAGAAGGACAGTATTACTTATTAGACGAAGCCAACCTCAGACAAATAGTAGGACAAAATCAGAATATGATAAGAGACCATAGCTTTGAGTTAGTGGATTACGGAACTAACCTAAGCCCTACTCAACACGTCAATAATATTAATACAGCTTTTGCGACTGATGCCTATTGGTGGAATTTTAGTGGAACTCCTTACTTACGCTCTACTCCAAACATTGACAGTCCATACTCTAAATTTGATAATCAAAATATAATTGCAAATAACACAAATTACGCTTATCAAACTACCTTTGTAAAAAACGAATTTCCAACAGGTCCTTATACTCTTAGCGTATACGCTATGCCATCAGGAACAATCAAGAATGGTGTGGGGACTACAATAATGGAAAACACTCTAGGAGCTACTATTCAATGCAAGCTAACTATTATTGCACAAGATTTTATTCATAATGAAATAGGGCGAGTAGAAGGAACTTTTACAATAACAGATTCGTATAGTTCAGCAGATGATAATGTTTGGGTAAGAGGGAAATTGACATATGATACATTACCATCTGACACTTACGAATTAAAAATAGAAATTAAAGGTAACAATGCAGAATGGATTGACATAGATGGTGTTCAGCTAGTGCCTTTTAATACTCCTATCGTATATAATGCCGAATCTTCCTTGTGGCAACATACATTAGATTATAAAGGTATGTATCATAGAAGAATGACTAATATTGGTAATATGCTATTATCTGATGAAACTAGAACATATCAAACGTTACTTGCTCCTGCATCTGGTCCATTAAACAAATTCACTATATACGATGATAACGGACTAGAATTACGTGTTGGAGGTAGTATAGTTTTTTCAGTTAATGACGCGCAAAAAGCGTATACAGGATGGTTACAGTTAATAAACAATGTAGGTGCAACTAGTCCAGACGTCGGAGCAATTAGAGCTAATGGCGGTAAACTACAAGTATATAACGGTTCAAGTTGGCTTGATTTAGCGACGGAATCCTTTGTAACAGGACAAGGCTATGCTACTGAAAGTTGGGTAACAACAAATACAGCAGGGCCAAAAGACATAAGTACAACAGAAGGACATACTCATTCAAGATAGGGGTGATAATTATGGGGGCATATTATGTAGCAATAAGAAACCAATTAAATCAACAAGGAATAGGAAACGAACGAATAGGTTATAATCCATCAACAAAAACCGTTCAAGTGGATGGTAAAGACTTTATCAAACCTCAATCAATAAATGAGGGTACAAGCTATACTGATCAGAATACATTTAATCAAGCATTACAACAAATGCAAGGTCAACCAACTCAACAACCAGTTAACCCATATGATACACAGGCTAATGATTTGTTAACTCAACTAATGAATCAAATTAAGAATCCACAACAATTTGACCCTTATTCTAGTCCTCAATATGCAGCAGCTCAACAACAAGTCCAAAGACAATCTAACCAAGGAATAAGAGCAGCGCAGGAAAGCCTAGGTGCTAGTGGATTCGGACGTTCTACTAATTTAACAGATAGAGCACAAGGTATTCAAAACAATGCTAATGAGTATTTGCAAACTCAAATTATCCCGCAATTAATCCAGCAGAACCAAGCGCAACAACAACAACAATTTGGCAATTTATCTAATATTTTAGGTCAAGTTACACAGCAACAAGGATTATATGATAATCGTCAACAACAACAATTAGAAAATCAATTAACACAGGAGGAAATAGCATATCAAAAAGCTCGTGATCTAATAACTGATGAACAATACAAAATGCAATTTGATGAAAGTGTAAGACAATTTGGCATACAAGCAGCACTTGAAAGAGAAATTCAAGAAGGCAGACTTTCAATAGAGCAAGCTCAACAAGCATTAAGAGAAAGTCAAGTTGAATACGAGCAACAAGTACCGCCACAACAAGATAACCAACAAGAATTAATGTCTCAAGCTATTTCCTTGGCGCAAAAAGACCCTAGGTTTAAGGGTGTTCCTAATGAATACGGAGTAGTTATTCCACCAACACAACAAGAAATTAATCAACTCGTGCAAGAATATGTAAACTTATTAAATACTAACAATCAGCAACCACAAAACAATAATGCAGTAGAAAGTTTTCTTAATTACATTGGCAACTTTTCTAACCAACCTACTCAAAATACCGCGACAACAGCTAACGGTTCAGAAACTTACCAAGAAGCAGTAAGTCAACTTTCAGGAGCAGAAAACAAAGAGCAGGCTTTAGAATACGCTGAAACAATTAACGAATATTTAACAGAGGAAGAATATAGTCAGTTGGTTAACTACATTAACGAAAACTTCTAGGTGGTGGATAATATGAAATTGCCAAGTTTTAATACGGTAATAAAAAAAGAGAAAAAGAAATTGCCTACTTTCGATAGTGTAGTTAAAAAAGGAAAGTTACCTAGTCTAAGTGAAGTTGTCAAGACCCCTTCTAAGCCATCTTTAAAAATGACTGATAGTTTTACTCCATATGTTCGTTTAAGGGAACGTACAACACTAGAGAACGCTCCAAAGGATACTTTAGGAAACGCTCTCCTTGGAGGATTGGCGACAGGTATTACTTTTGGAGCTGGTGGTGACCAGTTAAGAAAAACCACAAAATACGATTTAGCAACAATTGTCGGAGAGTTAGGTGGAAGTATTGCACCTATTGGAAAATTGTATCAGGGTGCTTCAAAGCTCGCTAAACCTATTACTAATTCACTTTTAAACGTAGCAACTAAGGGAGCTATAACAGGTGCAGGCTTAGGAGCAGGAAAATCAACATTAGAAGGTGAAGATTTAAAGGGAATAGCTAAGGAAACTGCTATATATGGTGCTTTAGGTGCGGTATTAGACCCTGCTATTGAGAAATTAGCGTTACCTTTGATTAAGAAAGGTTTTACTAAGGCTGTAGATGTATTAACAAAACAATTCAAAGCTAACAAGATTAATAAACAGCAACTAGAATCACAGCTAAAAAGTTTAGATCAATTACCAAAGGGTAAATCAGTAACACAGTTAGATACTCAATTTTCCAAACAGTTTGAAACACCTAACATATTACAAAGTAAACCTAGTAACAAAACTACTAATTTATCTAAACTAGAGGGAATACAATCTAGTAAAGAAGTAGCGCCAACAAAAGTAGAAGAAGATTTCATACTATCAACCGATAAAAAAACATTTAACTTAAAAAACAAATGGGATAATTTCTATGAAAATACTATCAACACGCAAAGCAGATTAGCGAATATAAGTCCTGCAACTAAAGTAAAGGCATCAAACTCTAGGCAAACCCAAGGTGTACTAGATTACATTGGCGAAAGTGGACTTGTAAACAAAGAAGGCCAAAAAATCGGTGAATCATTAACGGAGCTTATTCAAAGCATACCTTTAAACAAGGAAAGAAATTTTTGGAGATACAAAGGACATAAGCACAATGTAGCAAGAGCAGCAGAGGGTAAAAACCTATTTTCACAATTCGGTCCAGACGATTCTATTAAAGAAGCACAAAACATATTAAGAGATAATCCAGAGTTTGAACAATCAAGCAAAAAAGTTACTGAATGGATTAATAAATTCATGGATAATTGGGCGACTGATTTAATCGGTGAAGATACACTTAAGACGTGGAAAGCAATGTACCCTGATTACTTCCCTGGAAACAGAGTAATGGATAAACTAACAACAGCAAATGTAGGTAACAACGCTAAACGAGGTTTTGTTAATCAGAATAACTTAATAAAAAAAGCCAAGGGTGCTAAAGCAGACGGTAGTTCCAACATCAATGATCCTGCTATTAATATCGCGCAGCTCGTA